CGCTGATGATTAAAACCACCAGCGGCAACGCCATACAAAACCCGCTCGTCGGGATCGCAAACAAGGCCAAAGCCGACATGGTGCGCTATGCCGCCGAGTTCGGCATGACCCCTTCGGCGCGATCCCGCGTCACTGCGACCCCTGATGACAAGAAGCAAGAAGACAAAGCCGCCCGCTATTTCTGACGCGGCTACGCAGTACGCGCTGGAAGTCGTGGCAGGCGAGCGGGTTGCTGGGCCGCATGTGCGCGGGCAGTGCGCCCGGCACCTGCGGGACATGAAAGAGGGGCATAAGCGTGGGCTGGTGTGGAATGTCGAGGAATCGGAGAGGGCGCAGGGCTTCTATGCCGATGTCCTGAAACTCAACGGCGGCGACTTCGAGGGCAAACCCTTCGTGCTGCTGCCGTGGCAACAGTTCGTCATTGGCTCACTGTTCGGCTGGATGGGCGCGGACGGCCACCGCAGGTTCCGTAACGCTTACATCGAAACCGCCAAGGGTTCAGGCAAAAGCCCGTTAGCCGCTGGTGTTGGAATGCTTGGTCTGGTGGCAGACAACGAGCCTCGGGCAGAAATCTACAGCGCCGCGACGAAAAAAGATCAGGCGATGATCCTGTTTCGGGACGCGGTGGCAATGGTTGACCAGTCGCCCGAGCTTGGAAAACGGTTGCAGAAGTCTGGCACTGGAGAGCGCTGCTGGAACCTGGCATACATGGCGCAGGGCGCGTTCTTCAGGCCAATCAGTAGCGACGATGGACAATCCGGCCCACGGCCCCACATCGGCCTGATTGACGAACTGCACGAGCACAAGACCAATACGGTGGTCGAAATGCTGCGCGCCGGCACAAAGAGCCGACGCCAGGCGCTGATCTTCATGATCACCAACAGCGGCAGCAATAAATTGGGGCCGTGCTGGAGTTACCACGAATATGCGGCGAAGGTCGCCGCTGGCGACATGCAGGATGACGGGTTTTTCCCATTCGTGTGCGCTCTGGACGAGGAAGACGACCCGTTCGCCGATGAATCGTGCTGGCCTAAGGCGAACCCCAGCCTGCAAGACGCTGATCTACCCGGTTACAAGTACATCCGGGAGCAAGTCACGGAAGCCAAGGGGATGCCCTCAAAAGAGGCCATCGTTCGGCGGTTGAATTTTTGCCAGTGGACTGACGCGGAATCTCCGTGGATCAGTCATGAGGTATGGAAGGGCGCTGAGCGCGAATACGACATAGAGAGCCTGCGAGGCCGACGCGCGGTGGCCGGTCTTGACCTTTCCAGCACGACCGACCTGACCGGCTTGGTTTTCCTGGTGGAGCCAGTAGCAGAAGGCGAGCCTTGGAAAATTGTTCCCTATGCGTGGTTGCCCGAAGTCGATTTGCAGCGCAAGGCCGACAGTGACCGGGTTCCTTGGGTTCAATGGAGAGCCGAAGGGTTGCTCGATACCACGCCAGGCCGCGCGATCAGCAAGCGCGTGATTCTTCAGCGATTGTCGGGGCTGTGCGACTTTTTCGAGGTGATGGAAGTCGCCTACGACCGCTGGCGCATTGAAGACCTCTTGTCTCTGGCGAGCGATGACGGGATCACGCTACCGACGATGCGCCCATTTGGGCAGGGCTATAAAGACATGAGCCCGGCGGTTGAGCAGTTTGAGCGAATGCTGCTAAACGGGGAACTTGTCCACCCCGGCCACAAGGTTCTCACTTACTGCATCGGCAATTCAGTGATCGAGCAGGACGCGGCTGAGAACCGCAAGTTAAGCAAAGAAAAGGCCGTGGGCCGGATTGACCTCGCAGTTGCAGCCGTAATGGCCGCTGGCCTTGTCACAACCGCAGCCGTGACCGAAAAGTCATTTTGGGAAACCGCAGCATGAACAAAGCAAAACTGAAGGCGCTCGCAGCGCGGGCCGGTGGCCTGGTGCCCGATGCGCTGCTGATCGGCGGTGCTGGAGCGGTTTCCTTCGGTGCAGGCATGGTGTATCTGCCTGCGGGGTGGATCGTGGGTGGGCTGTTTGCGCTGGCCGGTGGTGTTCTGACGGCGAAGGTGGGCAAGTAAATGGGGTACTTTGCCCGCGCGGTAGCCGAGCAGAAGTCCGGTTCTGTGAGCGACTCGCTAGAGTTGTTCCGAGAAATCTACGGCGGGCGGGCGTCTAAGGCTGGACCGACGATCACGCTAGAAAACGCGCTCAAGGTGGCTACGCTGTTCGCCTGTATGCGCGAAATCTCACAAGGCGGCGCGCAAGTGCCGTTTAAGCTGTTCCAGCGCATGGAGAACGGCGGTAAAGAGGCCGCTTACGACCACCCGCTATACGACCTGATGGCTGTGCAGCCCAACGACTGGAGTTCATCGTTCGAATTTCGTGAAACCATGTTGATGCACGCATCGCTGGGCAATGCTTATGCGTTCATCAACCGTGGAACGGGCGGGAAAATTCTTGAATTGATCCTGCTGAACCCTGGCCGTGTGCAGAAAGAGCAACTGGACGACTACAGCATTGCCTACAAAGTCACCGGCAAGAGCGGGGCAACGCAGATGTTCCCGGCAGAGGCCATTTGGCATTTGCGCGGCCCAAGTTGGGATGGCGTTTCCGGCATCGAAATCCTTTCGATTGCGCGCGAGGCGCTTGGACTGTCAATTGCGACCGAAGAATCTCACGCGAAATTGCACGCCAAGGGAGTTCGCCCATCTGGCACGTACTCCGTCGAGAAGACTTTGAATCCGCAGCAGTACAAGGACCTAAAAGCCTGGGTTGACAAAGAATTCGCAGGCTCGGAAAACTCGGGCACTCCGATGATCTTGGACAGCGGCGCGAAGTGGCTTGCACAGTCCATGAGCGGCGTAGATGCGCAGCACCTAGAGACTCGAAAACACCAGATCGAAGAAATTTGCCGCTTCATGGGAGTGTTTCCCATGATCATCTTTCAGAGCGACAAGACAAGCACGTTCGCATCGTCCGAATCCTTCTTTGAAGCGAACAACAAGCTCACGCTTTCTCGCTGGTTTGCGCGTGTCGAGGGGTCCGCAAATATCAATTTGCTGTCCAAGAAGGACCGCAAGGCTGGGCTGTACTTCAAGTTCCTGGCCAATGGTCTGATGCGCGGGTCTTCGAAGGACCGCGCTGACTACTACTCAAAAGCGCTCGGCTCGGGTGGCTCGCCTGGATGGATGTCGCCCGACGAAGTGCGCGAATCAGAAGAAATGAATCCCAAGGGCGGCGATGCCGCAAAGCTGCCGCCCGGAAGCGCAAAGCAGCCGACCCCCACTCCACTTCCAGCCTGAAAGGACAGGAAATGACCACAAAAACACTCGACTTTCAATGCGAATTGAAGGCCAGCGGCGATACCGGCACCTTCGAGGGGTACGGCTCGATCTTCAACATCACTGACCGAGGTGGCGACATCGTTGTCCCCGGCGCGTTCACGGACACGCTGGCCGCTCAAAAGGCCGCAGGCCGGATGCCCGCCATGCTCTGGCAACACCGCCAGGCCGAGCCGATTGGCGTCTACACCAGCATGGAAGAGGACTCCGTTGGCCTGAAAGTCAAAGGACAGCTTGCTCTCAAGACTTCGCGCGGTGCCGAAGCCTATGAACTGATGAAGATGGGCGCTCTGTCTGGCATGTCCATCGGCTACCGCTCGCGTGATGACAGTTACGACCGCGTCACGGGCGTGCGCAGCCTCAAGAAAGTGGATCTTGTCGAATTGTCCCTTGTGACATTCCCGATGAACGATTCCTCCCGCGTTTCGGCTGTCAAGACCATCGAAGAGCTTGACAGCCTGTCCGAAATCGAGCGCCACCTGCGTGATGTATGTGGCATGTCGAAAAGCGAGGCGCTTGCAATGGTGTCTCGCGTGAAAAGCGTTATCAGCCGGAGTGATTCCGGGGATGGCGAACCCTTGGCGGAACTCTCCGCCGCCTTGAAAGCTCGCGCCGTCTTCTAGACCCAGCGCACTCCCCGTACCAGCCGCCCTTGAGGCGGCTTTTTCATTCCCGAAAGGAAAAATCATGGAACTCAAAGACATCGCACAAACCCTGGAAGAGCAGGGCCGCGCGTTCGAAGCCTTCAAGAAGGCCAACGACGCGCTGATCGAAGCGAAGGCCGAAGGTAAGGCAGTCGGCGACCTGACCGCCGAAGTCAAGAAGCTCGGCGATGAGCTGGACAAGCTCTCCGAAGTCAAGACCGCCATCGAAGAGCTGCAGAAGAAGGCCAACCGCCCGCAAACCGACAGCGAAGTCAAGAGCGCCGCCGACTTGGCCGCTGAAGTCAAGGGCTTCAACATCGCTCTGCGCGCCGAGTACCAGGCCAAAGGCAAGCCCTTCCCCGGCGAAATGGACGCCAAGGCTTATGAGCAGTACAAGACCGCCTTCTTCAAGGTGGTTGCGGGTGCTGGCCTGGACGACCTGTCCGGCGACGAGCGCAAGGCCATGTCTGCTGGTTCCGACCCGGACGGCGGCTACCTGCTGCCCCATGCCACGCAAGGCGCCACGCTGAGCAAGATCTACGAACAGTCGA